ATCATAATTAGGATGCTTGAGTATTGCAAAATCCAATCCGTTGGGATGCTCTACGATGGTTGCCCAATTCGTAGTCGTTCCGTTGTACCCCTCGCCAGTCGTTACAAGGGTGTTGTAGGCTTCCAATTCGCTTCTTGTTGTGCTTGTGTAGTATGCCATTAGTAGATTGAATAAAAGTCGTTAATGTTCGTTTCTATGCCGCTTCGGTTGGTTGATTGGTCGGATGGGTAGATAATAAACTCTTGCATACTATACATAGAATAATTAGATGCAAGATATCCAAAGGCGTAACCATTATTAGCAAAACCTAATCCATTGTCTATAAAAATAGAACTAACGCTTTGTGTAATATAAGCAGAAAATATTGTATCTCTATTTGGCGTGTTTATAATAGTTCCGTTTTTGTAATAAGATATATTACCAACATTTGCTTCTGATACTGCAGTTGACCCATTAGTTGCTATTCCTAAATACGGAGCCGCTGTGGCGGCTGATTGACTTAAAAGAATTGAAAAATCATCACACAAAAAAGAACCGAAAAACGAAGCATTTTGAGTACCTACTAAAGTAGTAATCAACCTTGATTCATTATCAATTTTTGTGATTATAGGCTTCCCATTCTCCAAAATAGTAGAACCAGCACTCACAATCTTCGGCTGATTTGCCGCAGTTGTTTGCGTTGCATTGTTAGCGTTCCCACTTTGGTCGTACCAAGTCGTAACAAAGGCATCCGTACCACTCGCAAAAGTCTCAAGCGTTGCCGTATCCAATTCATTGTTTGCAAACGCTATATCTTGCTCGGCATTGTCCGATGCTCTACGAACTTTGATAGCGTTGCCCGTGTAGGTGTTATCCAACAAGCGCAAAGAGTACGCTGCCGCAGCACCGCTATAATCGTTAAGTAACCCTGTGTATGCTGGTGGCTTAATAGGATTAAGCACCTTCAAGTCGGCCTTCAAGCAAGACATACTCTCCACTGTACCGCCATCAGCCTCTACTCTATCTTTAAAAGCAGCAGCAACAACAGCATAGTACGGTCTTAGTGAACCACCAGTAAGTAATGATAACCCTAAACCTAACATAGCTTAGGCGATGTAGGCTAGTACTTCTCCAGAGGTAACAGATACCGAGCTAAACAATCCGTATACCGTTACACCCGCAGGTATGGCAGCAGATGATAAGTTATCTCCAGCCTCAGCAGTAGTGCTAATTACAGCATCTGCAAGTACGGTGATTGCACGATAAAATTCTCCAGATGTTCCTGTGCCTCCTGTGCGGATGGTGCGTAGGCCTTTCTGACCAAGAACTTGGCGTTGGAAGTTTACGGGGGAGCTTACGTTTTCGTATGACATGTGTATCAAGTTTTAAAAGTCAATAATAAATGCGCTATCGCGCCAAAACACATGCAAATATACAAAAATATAGACAAAAAAAAAGAGGCCGAAGCCTCTTTTAAATCGTTGTAGTAGCGTTAATTACGCCACGCGTACCTTCAAGTCTCCCGAGTTGTGATAGATACCACCGAGTGGTACGCCACCTGTTGCTGCTGCTGCATCGTTTGCGAAGTCTAATGCTGCATAAGCTTCAATCTCGATAATGCCGCTGTGGGCATTAGCTTTGATTCCGTATGTTCCTGTTTTAGCCATGTCTAAAAAAATTAATAATTATTATTGGCGCAAAGATATAAATTATTATCTAAGCATTGGGTCTGTAGCGTCTTAGGAATTTCTTTTTTGAGAAGTCTGTTTTCTTCACTTCTTTGTGTGGCGTTTGTGATGCCAGTAGGCACAGCCCCGAAGAAATTGTTAAATCGTACTTAGTACGCTTGTCTATCCTAAAGCCTATCCAGTCCTCTAGTGTCCTGTTAAAGTACATCTTACCTAGCGTGCCTGTCTCGTGGTTCTCACCAACGTGGTTGTGTATATAGGCCTCTATAGACTGGGCATGAGCCTGTAGTAAGTCTGCACCGTTGGAGGGCACCCCCTTAGTCTTAGACTTGTTGGAGTGACTGGTCATTAGGTGCTTAGGTCTGTCCAGTAGATACTCGAGGTATCCGCGCTGCTCAAAGTATCGTGCAATCCCGTATTTGTTGTTCTCTATTAGAATGGGGTAGCCAAAGAAAACAGCAGCCATAAGCACATCCTCGTAGAATATCTTAGCTAGCGGTGGCCTTGAGGCGTACTCAGCAACGAACATATTAGCGGGGTAGCTCATGTTGAACTTGTTGTAGAAATGGCACGCCCCCTTGGAGCCTCTGCCGTCTACCGTACCGTCTAGGTCATAGCTATCCACGCCGCCTACGCCTATGTGTGTGTTGGGCGCTGTGTAGTGACCGTTGCGGTGCGTGGTCTTTTGATTGCGTACCTCTTGCGGGGGCATCCATGCAAGGTGCCATCGCCCCTCGGGGTTGGGCTCAAAGATAACCTCGGTGTCTTTCTCGCCGTTCTTCCAATGGAAGTTTCCGATAACTACGGGCGAGGGGTACATCATATCGTTATGCTGTATCTGCTCGTATATCTTTCCGATGTTAAATATTGAGGAGTCTACAGAATCACGGAATGCCTCCTCTGGTGAGAAGGGGAACTGACGTATAACCTCGTTCAGCTCATTGGCATCCTCTTTGAGTGCATCGCGCTCATTGTTGAGGTAGGTGCGTGCTCCGATGCTTACAAAGTCTCCGTCAATAGTTTCTACGGGCTGCTCGGGGTCCTCGATAATGGGGTTCCCATATTTATCAAAGAACCCTTCTAGGGCTTCGTAGGCGGGGATGAATATGCGGTAGAGCATAGAGCGTGTACGCCCGTTGGCGTTGCGCTCCTCGGGGTCTGAATCAAACCATAGGTCCTTGTACTGGCTCCCGCCCTTGTCCATGGGGTTTACTGTTGAGCCAACCAGTGCTGTACCCACAATTTTACGCCCAACAATAAGACAAGTACGATTAATACGCCAAGCCTCTCTGATGTCTGCGGGCTTCTCCCATTTTCCTGCCTCATCTAAAAATAAGTAATACAGACGCTCACCATCGTAAGCGTTGTTTACGGTGTTGCGCCAGTTTATGATTGTATTGAGTGCCTCTCCTGCTGTTGCTGATTTATTGGTCTTGGTGATGCGCTTTGCAGGCTCACGAAAGGCCAATTCCATGCGTGGGTTGGTGGTACCGTCTTGTATGGGTTTGAAAAAGAATGGGTAGTGTCTGTACATCCCTACAACCTTTTTCATAAATATATTGTCTTGGGCATCCTTACCTGTCTTTGACATTACCCCTAGCACCTTGTCTTTTACAAGGGTGCCCTCTGTGAGGAGCTTGCTAACGGCGATGTTGGTGTATCCCGAGCGGCGACACTTTACAAACAACTGCCCTACTGAGCGTGGGTCGATTTCGCATGCTTGGGCGTGGATAAACAACTTACGCTGAAAATCCAAGTAGTACCCATAGAACGAGGCGTCAATCTTAGTCCATTGCAGTAGCATGTAATGCGAACCTGTTACATAGGTAGGGGTGCCGTTGTTGTAGAACCACAGCCCCTCTTTTCGTCGGCGGTACTCCTCACTGATATACGCGCTGTGCTTTGCTCTAAACTCCTTTGGTGATTGCGCCCAGTCGTCCATAGACTTGAGACGAATAAGCTCATTACTTGGCTCATGGCGCTCCCATCGTTGCTGCTCTTGGGGCAGTTCGTGGTAGAGTATTTGCTCGTGTGGTGGCTGCTCGGGCAGTTGGATGTAGAGCCCGTCTATATTGATGACCTCCCCCGATGTTCCGTTGGGGCATATGTTGACAATCATCTCGTCGTAGGCCTCAGCCTTTACTAGACCCGCCATTACCGCTTAGAGAATTTCTCTGCAAATCCAGCGCCGTAGTCTACCTCGTCTGATATTTGGTCTCCATCGGCTAGGGACTTAATCATCTCCTCTAGCCCTTGGCGAATCTGTAGCATTTCCTTGGCATCGACTGCAGTTTGTTTTACAGCCTGTAGCTCAGCCTTACGACCAGAGCCGCTAAGCTCGGGGTCGATAGGTTTTTTTATCTCGCTAATTAGATTATCGAGCGCCATTTCTGTGCTCTCGAGTAGGTCTAATGCGTATTGCAGTGTGGTCTTTTTCATTCTACTACGTAGTATATATCGTCTATATGCATTCTAAATACCTCACCGTGTGGCTCTGGTAGTCTGACGCGGTAGTCTGCGTTGTTTCTAAACCCTACGGTGTCTCCGATGTTTACATCCGTTATAAACATATTCTTCGCCCTCACCACACCTTCGGTGTTGGTGGTGTCTTTTTCGGCGTATCCTAGAAACAGCCCAGATTCGCTAGAGGATTCTTTTTTCTCTGCTGGTGGGGCATCGAGCAGCACCCAATTGGCGAGTGTTATAATCTCCCCGCTGGGCTTTATCACGGCAATTGCCTGACAGGAGCGCGTCTCGGGGTCAAAGGTCACCATGTAGTGGTCATCCCCCATCCCGTACTTGTCGGGTTGTTGGTTAACGTGGTGGTGGAATACAAGAGTATCTCCAATGGCTGCGGGGGTGTCGTACTTTGCTGGGGTAGCTTTGATGGTGCCGTATGATATTCTATCTTCAAAATCGTCCCATCTGTGGTCTCTAACAAGTGATAATCCCCCGTGTTTAAGCTCATTATCGTATCTTTTATCTAGGTGTATTACAAAGTCGTATAGCGGCCTCATAATCAATCAAATCTACAGTCGTATTCAACAATACAGGGCATGTTGTCTATGCATTTCCATAGCATGGTTCCCTCTGCTTCTATTTCAATGTAGACTAAGTACCTTTTCATGCTGTATTTTGCTAGGTGCTTCTCGTCTAGAACAATGGCACAGACTGTTCCGCCCCCTGCTCTCATCCCGAGGTAGTAGGCCATGGCGTCTTTAGGGTCGGTACCGATAATTATCTTTCTAATAATGTTCATCATGCTTCGCCCCCTTCGGTATTTTTATTGATAAAGTCCATCCAGTCTTCACTGGTCCACTCATCGGTGTTTTTAATGTCTCTGGGTAGTTTAGCCTCCTCGTCTGCAGTCATCCCATCGGTCATGCGATAGATTTCTAGGCATGCTGAGAGCATCTCATCGAGCTCTTCCTCGTCTTCAACGACGTAATCCGATACCGCTTGGAATTTTAGTGAACCTTCCTCATCGTAGGTGTATACCCCACTTATAAAGGCCATTGCGAAGACGTCTTCCATCCCGTGTTTCTTAACGAGGGCCTTTATACCCTCGATTTTCTCACGCATCTCGTGAAAGAAATCTAAATATTCATCTTGCATTGTATTGTGTATTTAATTATATTTGTATATATTACAAATATAGTCAATTTAACCATAATTAACAAGCATGGCGAAGAGTCGCTCAGCAAAAAGTAAGCAGCACAGGGAGTTTCTGATGATGAAGGAGCGCTTTGTAGGGGATAATTACGTCAAGTACCTCGATTTAGCCGAGAAACACTTTGTTGCAACCACTGGTATAGAGCGTCAGAAGCTGTTATTCATGCTTTTCTGCTATGACTACGAGTTTTTTACCATCTCACGCATTGCTGAGGACTACAACAGAAACGAAAAGGGGTTGTATGAGCGTACTATACGCCCTTTAAAGAAGTCGGGTTACTTGGAGGACTACTACGCTAGCGGACGAGTAAATAAAGTAGTAGAGCAAATGTTAGGTATAACAAACAATAGTTCAAGAATATGCCTATCCCACAAGGGGCGACACGCTGTTCAACGCTTCTATAGAATGCTTGATGGTAGAGAAGATATTCAATACCACGATATAGGTAGCGGCGGAGCACCAATCAACCAAAAAGGCCGATAAACCATCTTACGGGGTAAGAGATGTGGTAGGTGATAAGCATCATAAAGATAAACGGCCCTGCCTTCTCCATATTAAACACCATAAAGGTGTCCTCCTGCTCATCCACAGATGCATCTATAGCATGCTCCCCGAAGTGCTCAATCATCTGCTCCCTATCGTACTCATCAAAACACTTGCGATTGACATAGTCGGCAGAGTACTCATAGATGAACCCCGCAGCAACCATAATACTAAAAACAGCAAATACAAAAATTCCCATAACGTTCTATTAAAGAACCAAATATAGTTGTTTTTGTAACACCAATCAAAGAATGTGTTAAATTTTTAACAAATATTGAAATTTCCTCCCGAAAACCGCACATGTTAAATATTTTTACCCTACCTTTGCTTCGACAATAAGATGTTAAAGAACGACACTCTGG